AGACTGGCAGAAAAATGTGGGTACATTGTCCACAAACGGGATTTTTTGAGCTAAGCTATTGATTCATATAGGTTTTTTGTGGACAAAGCGCGTTTTCTATTTGACCCACACGTGACCCACACGTGACCCACACATGCCGAGACCATGCAAGCCCGACACAGTCCAGTTTCGGCGCAAGTTAACACCTGCGCAGCGCGCCATCATCCGCACCGCTGGCGCTGGAGATCTGACCCGTGGGTTTGATGAGCTGATGGCCATCTACAGCCATCTCTATGCCCTCGGCTATCGCCCCGGAATGCCGCCTAGTTCGATCGTCATAAAGGCATCTTAGTTACGATCTGATTGAAGTAAGCACCCACTAACTTTTACCCCTATGCAAAAAATGCATAATCTTGCGAGCCTGGCATCTGGCCGCATGTTAGTGAGCCCTCACTTTGTCCGGCGCGGAGCTTGATAGTCGCAGCCTATGGCCTGCGGCAGATTGATAGGGGGGGGAGGGGGTCTGGCGTCGGCTAGAAATTTGCGGGTGCCTCCACCCCTCAGAAAAAAGGCAAAATTGACCCACATGACCCACAGCCATAGAATCCGGCCATGACATACAAACCGCCGGCGGTCCTGCCGAAAACGGAATATCAGCGCGTCAAAGAACTCAAGCAGATGCTCATTGAGGGCAAGGGGCAGCAGGTTGTCCAAAAGGTGATCGACATCGCCTTGGACGACGGACACCCGAGCCAGATGGCGGCGCTAAAGATGTGCATGGAGCGGGCGCTTCCGATGAGCGTCTTTGAGAAGACCGCTGCACAGCGCAGTGCGGTGACGATCAACATCACCAGTTTTGGCCAGCCATCGACGCCAGACGCGGAGGTCATCGATGTCTGACTTGAACTTCAGCCTACTGCCTTGGCAGCAGGAGGTCTACTCCGACGACACCAGGTTCAAGGTGATCGCAGCAGGGCGGCGCTGTGGGAAGTCGAGGCTGGCCGCGACCACGCTGATCATCGAGGGGCTGCGCTGCCCGCAGGGCAGTGCTGTCCTATACGTCAGCCCAACGATGGGGCAGTCGCGGCAGATCATCTGGGACTTGCTGCTCGACCTGGGGCGCGAGGTGATCCAGTCGAGCCACGTCAACAATCTGGACATCACGCTTATCAACGGCGCGAGGATCTACGTTAGGGGAGCGGACAGGCCCGACACGCTGCGGGGCGTCTCCTTGACCTACGCCGTGCTCGACGAGGTGGCCGACATCAAGCCAGAGGCGTGGGAGCAGGTGATTAGGGCCAGCTTGTCTGACAAGAAGGGCCGGGCGATGTTCATCGGCACGCCCAAAGGGCGCAACTGGTTCCACGACTTGTGGAAATTGGGTCAGGAAAACGATCCGGACTGGAAGAGTTGGCACTTCACCACGCAGGACAACCCGCTGATCGACGCGAGCGAGATCGATAGCGCCAAGAAGACGCTCAGCAGCTTCGCGTTCAAGCAGGAGTACATGGCGAGTTTTAGCAACGCTGGCGCGGACGTGTTCAAGGAAGAGTGGATCAAGTACGGCGAGGAGCCGGAGTACGGCAGCTACTTCGTGGCGGTTGACCTGGCAGGGTTCGAGGAAGTGGCAAAGCAGGCGGCCAACGCCAAGAAGAGGCTCGATGAGTCGGCGATTGCGGTGGTAAAGGTGACGGACGACGGCAAGTGGTTCGTCAAGGAGATCGACCACGGGCGCTGGGACATCCGCGAGACGGCCGCGAAGATCCTCATGAAGATGCGCGACTACAGGCCGCTGTCGGTCGGCATCGAGAGGGGGGCGCTAAAAAACGCTGTTTTGCCGTATTTGAGCGATTTGATGCGAAAAAACAATGTGTTTTCGCACATTGTTGACTTAACGCACGGCAACCGAAAGAAAACGGATAGAATTATATGGGCGTTGCAAGGCCGGTTTGAACACGGCAGAATCGTGCTCAACAGCGAAGAGGAATGGGACACGTTCGTTGACCAGCTCATCATGTTCCCCTCCGTCGGCGTGCATGACGATTTGCCAGACGCGCTAAGTTACATCGATCAGATGGCAATAACTAGCTACTTCGAGCAGGAAGATAGCGACGAATGGGCACCTATGGATGTTATTGCGGGGGTCTGACATGGATCAAAATGAGTTCTACGAGCCTACGGAGAACGACAAAGAGCTGACAGCGTTCGTTGTAGACCACTGCGACCGCTGGCGCGACTATCGCAACACCAACTACTTGGACTCGTGGCTTGAATACGAGCGTATTTTCAGGGGCGAATGGGCCGCTGAAGACAAGATCCGCGACTCTGAGCGTTCACGAATCGTCACGCCTGCCACGCAGCAGGCCGTCGAGACGCGCCACGCGGAGATCATGGAGGCGATCTTCGGTCAGGGGGAGTTTTTTGACATCTCCGACGACCTCAAGGACGTAGACGGCAATCCTCTGGACGTGGCTGTGCTCAAGGCGCAGCTCATGGAGGACTTCAAGCAGGACAAAATCCGCAAGGCGATCGATCAGATCGAGTTGATGGCGGAAATCTACGGTACCGGCATCGGCGAGATCATCGTCAAGACCGAAAAGGTGTTCGAGCCGGCCACTCAAGCGATTCCAGGGCAGCCTGGCCAGGCGGCGATCGGCGTAGTTGAGAAGAGCCGGGTTGCGGTCAAGCTCATGCCGGTCAACCCTAAGAACTTTTTGTTCGACCCAAACGGCACCAGCATCGATGACTGCATGGGCGTGGCGATTGAGAAGTACGTCTCCATCCACAAGGTCGTTGAAGGCATCGAAAAGGGCATCTATCGCAAGGTCAACATCACGCCGGAGTATGAAGACAGCGATCTGGAGCCGACACAGGAGTTGAGTCAGTACCAAGACGAGAAAGTGCTGCTGCTGACGTACTACGGGCTGGTGCCGCGTGAGTATCTGACGGAAGAAGACAGCGACGTCGTGGAGTTGTTCCCTGACGATTCGGCGGCGGAGGACTACACCGACATGGTGGAGGCCATCGTAGTGGTGGCAAACGGCGGGATGCTGCTCAAAGCCGAGGCCAACCCGTACATGATGAAGGATCGCCCCGTCCTAAGCTATCAGGACGACACGGTGCCCAACAGGCTGCTGGGCCGTGGCACGGTGGAGAAGTCCTACAACATGCAGAAGGCGATTGACGCTCAGGTCAGGAGCCATCTGGACTCGCTGGCGCTGACGACCGCGCCTATGATGGGTCTGGACGCCACTCGGCTGCCGCGAGGCGCTAGGTTTGAGGTCAAGCCAGGCAAGGCGTTCATGGTCAACGGCAACCCGGCCGACATCATGTACCCGTTTAAGTTCGGCGAGACGAGCCTGAACAACCTGAACACGGCCAAAGAGTTCGAGAGGATGCTGTTGCAAGCCACTGGAACGCTGGACAGTCAGGGAATGGTAAGCCAAGCCTCCCGCGACGGCGCGGGGATGTCGATGGCCGTGGCTACGATCATCAAGAAGTACAAGCGCACGCTGGTGAACTTCCAGGAAGACTTCCTAATCCCGTTTATCCAAAAGGCGGCGTTCAGGTACATGCAGTTTGACCCTGAACGCTACCCGTCTGTGGACATGAAGTTCATCCCGACGGCGACGCTGGGCATCATCGCCCGCGAGTACGAGCAGCAGCAGTTCATCGGGCTGCTACAGACGCTGGGGCCGAACACGCCAGTGCTGCCGCTGATCTTGAAGGGCATTCTGAACAACTCCAGCCTGACGAATCGCTACGAGTTGATCTCGGCGCTTGAGCAGATGAGCCAGCCTGACCCGCAGGCCCAGCAGATGGCCCAGGCGCAGCAGCAATTGGCCCTGCAAGCCGCGCAGGCGCAGATCGCAGTGCAGACTACTCAAGCGGAGCAAAACCGCGCTGAAGCGGCCAAACTGCTCACCGAGGCACAACTCATGCCTCAAGAGGTGCAGGCCAAGGTCATCGCCTCGACGACCAAGAACTTGCCGACGGGGCAGGAGTCAAGTGAGTTTGATAAACGGGTCAAGATCGCTGAACTGATGCTCAAGGAAGCGGACATCAAGAACAAGTCTAAGATTGTCGAGCTACAGATGCTCAGCGCGGGCAATGAAGTCGCCGACGTCGAAGACGATTTTCTGCGCACCCTATCTTCGGAGTTGAAAAATGGAACTCGCTAATATTTTTTCGTCTGATGACGCCGCAGACCGCGTTTTTGCATCTGTTGACAACTCCATCTCGGACATCAAGGCGATGCAGCGGCGCAAGGTCGCGGAAAACGTCCAAGTTGTCATCCAGGCGCTCAAGAAGATCGAGTCGGATCTTCAAGACCGCTATGACGGCGTGACGACTGTCATTGAAAAGCGTGTTGCTTCGCTCAAAGATGGCCGGGACGGCATCGACGGGCGCAATGGCCGCGATGGTAAGGACGGCCGACCTGGCCGTGACGGCGCGCCTGGTGCTCGCGGGCCTGCCGGGGCACCGGGCATGGACGGCCGCGACGGTGAGGACGGCGTGTCGGTCACTGATGCGAGGATTGACTTTGATGGCAGCCTGATCATTGGCCTGTCATCTGGCCGCGAGATCAACGTCGGTGAGGTGGTGGCACCTGACTTGGCCGAGCGTATCAAGGTCATCACCAACGGCGGCGGCACCAGCCAGACCGTACTGGATGCTTTGGCGGGGCTTCAATCGCAGATCAATGCCTTTGGGTCTGTTAACTACCGAGGCACTTGGAACGCGGCGACTAACACGCCAACCATCACCAGCAGCGTCGGCACCAACGGCTACTACTATGTCGTTTCGGTCGCTGGATCGACCAACATCAATGGAATATCCACCTGGACCGTTGGTGATTGGATCATCTTCAACGGCTCCGTCTGGCAGAAGATCGCCGAGGGTAACACAGGTAACTTCACCGACCTGTCGGCCTCGGGTACGGTCACTCTGTCCGGCGGCACCGCCAACGGCGTGGCCTACCTCAACGGCTCCAAAGTCCTGACCACTGGGTCTGCGCTGACGTTTGATGGGACGAATTTGGGTGTTGGCATCACAAGCCCCGCCGTAAAACTTCATGCGGGCGGTTCTGGAAATCAGTATGCCCGGCTTGAAACCACAAGTGGCGCTCAGTGCGATTGGATTACAACAAGTTCTGACACGTACTTTGGGCCGCGAACAAATACGGCTCTGGCTTTTCAGACAAACAACGCTGAACGCGCCCGCATCGACGCCGCAGGCAATGTGGGTATTGGGACGAGTTCGCCGGGGGCAAAGCTGGATGTCAACGGGTCTGTGATTACCAGAGGAACTACCAGCATTCTGGGTGGTTCAAATTTTGACATCTACAACAGTGCTGGAAACGGATACACACGACAGTCTGTCGATGGCTCCAATAATTTTGTAGTTTCAAACACGACTGCTGCTGGAGCTATTACTTTTGGCACCAACAGCACAGAACGCGCCCGCATCGACGCTGCCGGCAACCTCGGCTTGGGGGTGACGCCGAGTGCTTGGGGAAGTTCTTCAAGGGTTTTTGAATTTAGAAGTGGTTACGGAGCGATTGCAGGCAATAGCACTGATGGATCAATTAACGTAACTACCAACGCATATCAAAACAATGCATCAGCTTGGATTTACAACAATTCTTTTTTTGCATCACGTTATCAACAGGTAAACGGCCAGCATCAATGGTACAACGCCCCCTCCGGCACCGCAGGCAATGCCATCTCCTTTACGCAGGCGATGACGCTGGATGCGAATGGGAATTTGGGTGTGGGGTCTACGGGTCCAGTTACTTACGCCAACTATAAAGGCTTGACTATCCAAAGTACAAACGGTGGCTTTATCAATTTGCGAGATGCCTCCGCAACCAATCAAGTGGAAATTGCGGTAACCCCAACCGAGGGGTACGTAAAAACCATTGGTGCCATCCCACTTACTCTTTTTACCGCTAACAACGAACGCGCCCGCATCGACTCTAGCGGCAACTTTGGTGTTGGCTCTACCAGCCCCAGCACATACGGCAAGATGGTGGTGGAGGGGTCTGGAAGTTTCACCAACGCTTTGGTTTCGACCAGCAGCACGTTGACTGACAAGCCGACGCTGGAATTCCGCAAGACGATGAACGTTACCAGCGGACAGACAGGCACGATTGGCCGTATCTCATTCAACGGTAAGTTTGGCTCTACCGACGGCGAAATGGCGTTCTTAAACGTCTCAACGAGCAATGTTGGTGGCACTACCGACAACAACATTTTGACTTTGGGTAACAAGTCCGTGTCTGTTGGAGGCAATACACAGACGCAGCTTACACTGAACGCTTCAGGCTTTATCCTTGAGGACAACAACGCAAACCTCTGGCAGATACAAAGCAACGTCATTACGGGGCAGGCGAATAATTACCGATTTAAGTCGGGCGGAGGCACGACTGAATATGCTCGTTTCACTTCCGCTGGTGAGTTTTACATTGCTGGTACAACGGACCAAGGCGCGTACAACCTGCAAGTCAATGGCACTGGCGTGTGGGGTGCTGGCGCTTACGTCAACGGCTCTGACGCACGACTGAAAGAAGATGTGCAAGACCTTGCGCCTGCGCTTGATGTCGTTGCTGCGCTGCGCCCTGTGACGTTCAGGTACAAGGAGGACTACTCCAAAGACCAGAATGTTCAGCCGGGCTTCATTGCTCAAGAACTTCAGCAAGCCATGCAGGGGCAAGCGTACGTTGACGGCGTAGTGCAGTCTGGTCCAGAGTTCTTGAACGTGGCCTACCAGTCCCTGGTGCCGCTGCTCACCAAAGCCATCCAAGAGCAGCAAGCCATAATCAATCAACTCAAGGCCGATGTGGCCGCAATCAAAGGAGCTTAAACCATGACGACTTGGACCATCTCTTGCCTTGATCACCGCACGTCTGACGGCTTCGTGACTACAGCTCATTGGCGTGCTACGGCCGTGGACGGTGACTACAGCGCCAGCATCTATTCGACCTGCGGCTGGAGCGAAGGTCAGCCCACCGTGCCTTATCTCGACCTGACCGAGCAGCAAGTGCTTGAGTGGGTCTGGGGAAGCGGCGTAGACAAGGACGCTGTAGAGGCAACGCTGGCTGCTCAGATTGCCGCACAGAAGAACCCTCCGATGGCCACTGGCACGCCTTGGAACACGAATGAAGCCGCTTGACCAAATCGCCGACGACATCTTTGCTTCGGTAAGCTCAACGGCCTTTGAGACAAAGGCCGCGCAGCAGCGCAAAGCAAACGATAACGTACAGGTCATTGTCCGTGAACTCAAGAAGATTGAGACGGACATCCGCGACCGTTACGACTCCATCGGCGGCAAGATCGAAGAGCGCGTCGCCTCGATCAAAGATGGCCGTGATGGGCGTGATGGTGTAGACGGCCGGCCTGGACGTGACGGAAGGCCTGGCCCGGAAGGCCCACGGGGGCAGGCTGGAGCGCCTGGCAGAGACGGTAAAGACGGCAAGGATGGGGAAGACGGTGTGTCCGTCACCGACGCCAAGATCGACTTCGACGGAAGTCTAGTCATTGGCCTGTCGTCTGGCCGTGAGATCAATGTTGGCGAGGTTGTAGCTACTGACCTGGCGGAGAAGATCCGTGTCACGATGTCCACCAACTCAACGGTGGCCATTCAAGACGAAGGAACGACTGTCACTAACGGCGTTCGCAACATCAACTTCACCGGCTCAGGCGTAACGGCCACGGCTTCTGGTGACAGCGTGACGGTCAATGTCTCGGGCGGCGGTAGTTCGTTGGCTATTAAAGACGAGGGTACGACGCTTACCAGCGCGGCCACTAGCATCGACTTTACTGGCTCTGGCGTGACGGCGACCAACGTCGGCAGCGCTGTTTCTGTAGCCATTGCAGGCGGCATCCCGAGTGCGAACATCCAGGAGTTCACCAGCATAGGTACATCTACGTGGACCAAGCCTACGGGCGCAAAGCTGGTTTATGTGCTGGCTTTTGGCGGCGGCGCTGGTGGGGGTTCTGGTCGGCGTAGAGCCACTGCGTCAGTCGGTACTGCCGCATCTGGTGGCGGTGGGGGCGGTGGGAGTGGTAGGACTGAATTATGGATACCCGCAGATGCTTTGAGCGGTACTGAGTCTGTTACTGTAGGCGCTGGCGCTAATGGCGGCGCTGCTCAAACAGCAGATGACAATAATGGCAATAACGGGGCTGATGGAAACAACTCATCATTTGGGTCTTGGGTGATTGCTAGAGGTGGTGGCGGCGGTACTGGCGGCACAACAGCTACTGGAACTGCCGGAACTGGCGGTGGCGGTTTAGGAGAGTCTGCTTCAGGATCAACCGCATACACTGCGTCTGGCGGCGCTGGCAATACAACTAACGGCGCTACAGCTGGTCGTGGAGGCTACAGACCCGGTGGTGGTGGCGGGGCTGCTGGGCTTTCAGCAGGTTCAACTTCCGGGTCTAATGGACAGGCGGGCGGAAAAGGCGGCTCACTCCTGACAAGTTCAACAGCAACAGTGTCTGGAGGAGGTGCTTTTGGTAATGCAAATGCCAACGGCAGCAACGGCTCTGCTTCAACGACATACTTTGTCGGCGGCGATGGTGGTGGCGCAGGCGGCTCCGGAGCAACTAGCCCCGGTTCTGGCGGCACTGGGGGGTATCCTGGCGGCGGTGGGGGTGGTGGTGGCGCAGGACATGGCGTAAATTCAGGCGCTGGCGGTACTGGCGGCAACGGTTACGTCCGAGTAGTCACGTTCTTCTGATCATGCCAAAACAATTCCTACTGAACCCAGACGGCAGAGTGCCCGCAGGCACAAACTTACAGGCGATCCTGGATGCTGGTATCCCTTTGGTGCTGCCAACTCCGCTTCCACGCGAACCTGGCATGGTGGCTGTTGAACAGGAGCCGCAGCCGGACGCTGATGGCGTGTGGCGTCAGGTTTGGGTACTTGAACCAGCGATTGTCGGAGATGAGTGATGGAGCCTGGAGAAATTGACCCCGTGAAGTACGGCGTGCTTTGGGAGCGCGTTCAGCACATGGACAAGAAGATCGACAAGATGGAGCGACAAGTCGAGCAACTTCTTGAGTTGGCCAACAAGTCCAAAGGCGGCTTTTGGATGGGCATGACCATCGCGTCAATGGGCGGCGGCTTCATTACTTGGCTGGTCGGGCACTTCAAGGGAGGCTGAAGTGATCGACTTGCTTCTTGATCCAGACAAGGCGCTTGATGCTGTCAACAAGGCAGTGGCACTGGTCAAGAAGGCAAGCCAGACTGCGCAGAACGTCGAGAGTCTTGGCCCTCTGCTGGGCCGCTACTTCGACGCGAAAGCCGGCGCTCTAGCCTGCGTTCAGAAGGCTAAGTCGTCCGGCTCTAGCATGGGCAAGGCGATCGAGTTGGAGATGGCCCTAGAGGCTCAAAGGCAGTTTGAGGAAGACCTCAAGAACCTCTTCTTCAGCGCCGGCAAGATGGACGTGTGGCAACGCATCAAGGCTCGTGCCACGCAGATGGAGTTAGAGGCAGCCAAGGCTGCGGCTGCGGAGAAGCGGGCGCTGGCCAAAAAAAAGCAGCAGGAAGAAGAGTGGCTAGAGATTGGCGCGGCCATCGTAATTGTGGTGCTTGCGTTGTGCGCCGTCGTTTACTTCGCCAGTGAGTTCATCGCCCACTGCAAGAAAGTGGGATGTGGCTAAGCGTGACTACCTCAAAGAAATGCGAGAAGGGCTAGAAAAGTGGATCAAGTTGTGTTGCGTCATCGGCGTGTTTTGGATCATCTTCAACATTCTTCCGCATCTTCCGACTGAGATCGGCAACCGAGTCGTTGAAAAGCTATTGAGAATGCTAGGCATATGACCAGAAGTGAACTTGAAGTCATCATCAAGCGTCGTGCGGCTATCACGGTGACGATCTTTGCCGCGCTTTTGGCGGTCAATACTATGCTGGGCAATAGCAACAGCTCTAAGGTGTTGACCAATACCATTCAGTCCAACAACATGTGGGCGTGGTATCAGGCCAAGAACATCCGCTCAGTTGTCTACGAGGCTGTGAACAAAGATGTCGCTGCGGCTCGCATGAAAAGCGACATGGAAGACATTATGATAAAGGCGCAGGCGCTTGAGGCTGAGAGGGACGTTGCCAAGGCAAAGGGTCCGTACTACACCTACGCTGGCGCAGCCCTTCAACTCGGGATTGTTCTGTCTACCGCTGCGATTTTGGCAGTCACAATGCCGCTTTTTTGGCTTAGCGTTGGCGTAGGCAGCTTGGGTGCCGTGCTGATGACTGTTGCCTACAAATTTGTATGAACCAAGAACTTCAAAAATACTACGAAGACCGATTCGACATGTTCATCCATCCTGGCTGGATCGCCATGATGGAAGACATTGACAATATGCTGGCCGCGATGAACAATGTTTCGACTATCGCCGACGAAAAAAGCCTACAATTTCGTAAAGGCGAAATTTCCATCCTTATGTGGCTGAAAACCTTGAAGAAGGTCAGCGAAGAAGCATACGAGGATCTGAAAAATGAAAAGAATGTATGAATTTGTCTGCGAATGCGGACAATACGCTGAAGCTCTGGTCGATTATGAGACGACCAGCGTTAAGTGTGGGTGCGGCAGCGTAGCTGGCCGCATCATCAGCGCACCTAAGTTCAACTTGGAAGGGTGGTCTGGGCACTTTCCGTCCGCATACGGGCGGTTCGAGCACAGGCACATTGAGAAGTTGAATGCAGAGCGCAAAGCCAACTCATAAGCCCTGCGGCCGAGTTGAATCTCCTACAACCATTTTTGGCAGGAACTAAAATTTATGCTAGTTGACAACGAACGCGAGACGCTAAGCGAACTCGAAGCTGTTGAATCGAAATCTGAACTCCCGGACAAGTACCGGGACAAAAGTTTGGACGAGATCATTCGGATGCACCAAGAGGCTGAAAAGCTCATTGGCAAGCAGGCCCAAGAGGTCGGCGAGGTCCGAAAGCTGGCGGATGAGCTTATCAAGCAGAACCTTGGTTCCAAGCAACAGCAGGTTAAAGAGGACGAGCCGGAAGTAGACTTCTTTGAAGATCCTAAGAAGGCAGTTAAGGCAACCATTGACAAGCATCCAGATGTTCTTGCGGCCCGCCAGGCCAGTTTGGACTTCAAACGGATGCAGACGCAGCAAAAGCTGTCGCAAGAGCACCCGGACTACACCCAAGTAGTCGGGGACGCAGACTTTCAGAATTGGGTCAAAGGCTCATCTGTTCGTCTGGCGCTGTACGCGAAGGCCGATGCTGAGTTTGATTTTGACTCTGCCCACGAACTGCTGTCCACCTTCAAACAACTGCGTGGCATCAAAGCTAAACAGTCCGAACAGGCAAGCGATGCCACTAGGGCTAAGAGCATGAAAGCCGCGCAAGTCGATGTTGGTGGATCTGGGGAAAGTTCAAAGCGCGTCTATCGCCGCGCTGATCTGATTCGGCTGAAAATGACAGACCCTGTCAGGTACGAAGCCCTGAGTGACGAGATCATGCAGGCGTACTCTGAGGGGCGCGTTAAGTAGTAACTTTTTTGGAGATTTAACATGGCAAACGCTGCTTTTTCCCCCACCAATTCGGTCACCACGACCTCCGCTGCTAATTTCATCCCCGAAATTTGGAGTGATGAGATTGTTGCTGCTTACAAGAAGAACCTCGTCCTGGCCAATGTGGTTAAGAAGATGTCCTTCCGTGGCAAAAAGGGTGACACCGTCAACATCCCTTCGCCCGCCCGTGGCACCGCCAACATCAAGGCCGCTACCGATGCGGTGACTTTGATTGCGGAGGTTGACACCAACATTCAGGTGCTCATCAACAAGCACTATGAGTACAGCCGCTTGATCGAGGACATCGTTGAAGTGCAGGCCCTGACCTCGCTGCGTTCTTTCTACACGGAAGACGCCGGCTATGCTCTGGCTCGCCGCATCGACACCGATCTGGTTCAACTGGGCCGCGCATTCAACGGCGCTACTGTTGGCACCAACGACTACGCTACGAGCAACACCAGCACCAGGGCGTTCATTGGCTCTGACGGCACCACTGCCTACAACAGCACCAGCTCCAATGCTGCTTCGCTGACTGATGCTGCTATCCGCCGCACCATCCAGCGCCTGGACGACAACGACATCCCTATGGACGGCCGTTTCTTCCTAATCCCCCCGTCGAGCCGCAACACCCTGATGGGTCTGGCCCGTTACACCGAGCAGGCATTCATCGGCAACGGTGACGCCATCCGCAACGGTGAGATCGGTCAGCTCTACGGTATGGCTGTGTTCGCTTCGTCCAACGCCGACTTCGGCGCTGGCAGCAGCGGCGCTGACCGTATCTGCCTGATGGGCCACCGCGATGCGATGGTGCTGATCGAGCAGTTGGGCATCCGCTCGCAGACTCAGTACAAGCAAGAGTACCTGGGAACCCTGTTCACCGCAGACACGATCTACGGTGTGAAGGCCCTGCGTACCAACGCTACTGGCACCGCTGCCGACGCCTCCGCTGCCTTTGCCCTGGCTGTTCCGGCCTAATGCAGTTGCCCCGCCCCTACGGGGGCGGGTCTTTTTTCATAGGAGATAAAAATGGCTGCTGCTACCGCTGTCGTTTCCCGCAGGGGCAACGATCAATTCCGGGGCTTGTTCTCGGACACCTGGGAAGTTCAATGCACCCTTGACGCCGGCGCGGTTAGTGCTGGTGCTACGGATACCGATACTGTTGCTGTTCCGGGCGTAGCCCTGGGAGACATCGTTATTGGCTTTTCGCATGGTGTTAGCGAGGCGGGTCTGGTCAAACGGGCTTACGTTTCTGCTGCGAACACCGTCACCATCGTGACCTATAACCCGACTGCTGGTTCCGTCAATCTGGCGGCTACCACTGTTCAGCTCGTCATCGGACGCGCTGTGTAAAGACAGGGGGCCGCAAGCCCCCTGTTTTCTTTTTGGAGTTCTAATGGCTACCTATCGTTGTTTGGCAAGTGGTAATACGGTGACGTTCACTCAGCCCCATGACATTGAGTCCATGAAAGGCCATACTGGCTATGTTCTGGTTGATGAGTCTGGCCAGGCTAAGCCAGAACATGAAGAACAGCGCGCATTGCCCATGACTGCGCCAGTTAAGCGCGTTGGCCGCCCACGCAGAGTTGTTCAAACCGTTTAAGGAGATGATCATGTACGGCAAAGCACCCAAAATGTCCACCCCGAAGAAGAAGCCTATGCCCGTTGTTGGCAAGCCTCGCCCGCTGCCTAAGCGCGGCCAGCGCGCCATGACCAACAAGATGACCAGGGGCAAGAAATGAAGACCAAGGCCGAGAAGAAGATCAGCAAGGTCATGCGCGAGTACAAGGCCGGCGGCCTGCACTCGGGCAAGGGCGGCCCGGTCGTCAAGAGCCGCAAGCAGGCAGTGGCCATCGCCCTGTCGCAGGCCGGCAAGGCAAAGAAGAAATGAAGCCCGGTCTGTACGCCAACATCAACGCCAAGCGCGCCCGCATCAAGGCGGGGTCTGGCGAGAAGATGCGTAAGCCTGGAACCAAAGGCGCTCCCACGCCTGCGGCCTTCAAGCAGTCAGCTAAAACGGCGAAGAAGAAATGAAGACGCCCGCCTGGACACGCAAGGAAGGCAAAAATCCGGCTGGCGGTCTTAACGCCAAAGGCCGATCTTCATATAATGCGTCCACAGGCGGGAACCTCAAAGCTCCCGTCAAGTCAGGCGACAACCCTCGAAGGGCCTCCTTCCTAGCGCGTATGGGCAACATGCCTGGGCCTGAGTACAAGAATGGCGAACCGACTCGCCTTCTTCTGTCCTTGAAGGCTTGGGGCGCAACGTCCAAAGCGGATGCAAAGGCGAAAGCTAAGGCGATCTCAGCAAGGAACAAGAAATGAGGCCCGTCTCCGTAGGTGTAAATCCAACAGCGGCAACGCTGACAACCGTGTACACGGTACCTACGGGTTACTACGCCAAGTTCACGGTGATGTACATCCACAACACCGGGGGGTCTACCAAACACATTACGGTGCAATGGGTAGACGCAAGTGCAGCAGCGACTTACGACATCTTGACTCAGTACAGCCTGACTGCCAAGACTTATTTGCAGTTTGACGGCAATGCGTACATTGTGTTGGAAGAGGGCGACACTATCAAGATTACGACTGAGTCGGGCAGCTCATTCAGCTTCATCGCTACGTTTGAAGAAATAGGACTGACACGGCAATGACCTACCTAGAACTCATCAACGATGTGCTGATCCGGCTGCGTGAGACGACCGTTGCCACCAGCAACCAGACGACCTACTCCACGCTCATCGGCAAGTTCGTCAACGACGCCAAGCGCCAGATTGAGGACGCCTATGCCTGGAACGTGCTCGGCCAGACGCTGACGATTCCCACGGTTGCAGGCACCTACGTGTACTCGATGACCGGCGCGGGGCAGAAGTTCCAGGTGATGGATGCGATCAACGTCACCTCCAACGTCGGGCTGCGTAACATCAGTTTCGTGGAGATGAACCGCTTTCAGAACTTCGTTCCGTCCATCAGCGGCATCCCCGAATACTACAGCTTCGACGGCGTAGACGGCAACGGCGACACCAAGGTTGTTCTGTACGCCCGGCCAGATAACGTCTACTCAATCGTCTTCTCGCTCACGGTGCCCCAGGCTACGCTGACTTCTGACAACACTTCGGTCCTCGTTCCAGACGTGTTGGTGGCGCAGAACGCCTACGCCAGAGCACTGGTCGAGCGCGGCGAAGACGGCGGCTTGGCGTCGTCCGAGGCGTACCAGTTGTATCGGTCGATGCTGTCCGACTACATCGCCCTTGAAGGTACTCGCTATCCTGAAGCTCAGGAGTTCGTTGCGGTATGAGCCAAGTTCTTCAAACCGCCAGCATTTCAGCGCCGGGTTTCTTCGGCCTGAACACGCAAGACTCGCCGCTTGACCTAGCGGCCGGCTTTGCGCTGGTGGCTACGAACTGCGTGATTGACCAGTACGGCCGCATCGGCGCACGTAATGGCTGGTCGCGAGTCAACTCCTCGTCTGGCAACCTCGGCGCTAACGATGTAGGCATCATCCATGAGCTGGTGCAGTCTGATGGTACGCTGACAGTGTTGTTTTCTGGCAGCGATAAGTTGTTCAGACTTAACAGCTCGAACGCGGTGGTGGAGTTGACCTACGGGGGAGGGGGTACGGCTCCTACCATTACGGCCAACAATTGGTCGTGCGCTTCGCTCAACGGCATCACTTATTTCTTTCAGGTTGACCACGACCCGCTGATATACGATCCAGCCGTAAGCACAACCACATATCGCCGCGTCAGCGAGAAGTCTGGGTACGTGGCCACGGTGCCTAGCGCCAACATTGCGCTGTCGGCTTTCGGTCGGCTTTGGACGGCCAGCACTGCCACGGTGAAGAACACCGTCTATTTCTCCGATCTGCTGGCCGGCCACGTCTGGTCTACAGGCACGGCTGGGTCACTGAACGTAGACCGCGTCTGGCCCAACGGCCCGGACGAGATTCAAGGTCTGGCCGCGCACAATGGCTTCTTGATCATCTTTGGCAAGCGCCAGATTCTGGTCTATCAGAACGCTACGACG